GTCTCATCAATGACGATAGCGTTGAAGCCATCGTTGAAGATCCACGAGGGGTAGTTAAGGCATGAGCGCAGAAGCCTCTGAACTGTCCCGTGAGGACAAATTTTTCGGAGTGACAACTCCGTTGCAAATCCCTGAAAAGGAAACCCCTGAGGCGAAAGCCACAGAGCAAGTCGAACTGGAGATCGTCGATGATCTTCCTAAGCAGCCGGTTAAACAGGCTGAGAAGGAAGAGAACGATGAAGAACTGTCGGACTACAGTGACAAAGTCCGCAAGCGCATCAACAAACTCAAGTACGAGCAACACGAGGCCCAGCGCCAGCGTGAGGCTGCTGAGAAGATGCGCGAAGAGGCTGTCCGCTTTGCCCAGCAAGTGGTCGCCAAAAACCAGCAATACGAGTCATTGATCCAACGCGGTGAAGGCGCACTCGTCGCCCAGATCAAGTCCCGTGCATCGTTAGCCCTTGATCAAGCCAAGTCTCTCTACAAAGAGGCTTATGAGGCGGGGGACGCTCAGAAGATCATTGATGCTCAAGAGAAACTCCTCAATGCCCAAACGGAATTCCGTGAGGCAGAGAGGCATGAGCGTGTTCTTCAGAACCGTCCTCGTCAGCAGGCTCCACAGCCTCAGTACACCCCGCAGAACTATGTTCCGCCTCAGCCTCAGGTTCCGCAGCCCAGTTCAAAAGCACTGGATTGGACCAAGAAAAACCCATGGTTCGGTCCGCAAGGCAACCGTTCCATGACTGCGTTGGCTTATGGAATTCATGAGACTCTGATCCGTGAAGAGGGCGTCAAAGCCGACACGGATGAGTACTATCAGAAAATTGATGCTGCCATGCGGCAGCGTTTCCCAGATTACTTTGAGAAGGATGAGGAAGTCCAAGTGACCTCTGCACCCGCTCAACGCACCCCCTCAACCGTGGTAGCGCCGTCGAATCGAAACAACGGCGCAAGGCCACGCAAAATACAGTTGACTGCATCACAAGTCTCTCTCGCTAAGAGGCTTGGCATTTCCCCAGAGCAGTACGCCAAACAACTCATTAAGGAGAGTTCAAATGGCTGATGAGCGCAAAGTTCGTATCGACCGTGCAGCCGAATCGCGTCCTAGTGACTCGTGGTTGCCGCAATCCGCGCTTCCGATCCCGGAACAGAAAGATGGTTGGGTGTTCCGCTGGATTCGCACTTCTTCTTTGGGACGTTCGGATAACACCAACGTCTCTCGTCAGATGCGTGAGGGTTGGGAACCCGTCAAGGCAGAAGATCATCCTGAGTTGAAGATCATGTCTGACATCAATTCCCAGTTCAAAGGTAATGTCGAGGTGGGTGGTTTGCTTCTTTGCAAAGCCCCTATTGAGAAGATGTTGCAACGCCAGAAGTACTTCCAAGAACTCTCTGACCGTCAGATCGACGGCGTGGACCGCAGTTTCATGCGGGAAAATGATCCGCGTATGCCGCTCCTTAACCCGGAGCGTTCAACGCGCAGCACTTTCGGACGAGGTTAAATCCTTTTCTTTCCACTTTTAGAGGTAACTTAAATGGCTTCAGGAACTGATGTTACGGTCCCTTATGGGTTCCTGCCGATTAACCTCATCGGCGGTCAGGTATTTGCGGGTTCCACCCGTATGTACCCGATTCAGTACGGCTACGCGACGGACATCTTCTACGGTGATTTCGTCAAGGTCGTGCGAGGTTCGGCCACTCGTGTCGCAATCGATTCATCTACGAATTCGAACGCTGTTACGGGTGTTTTCTTTGGTTGCTCCTACACTGATCCGGTGACCAAGGACAAGCGTTTCTCCCAGTACTGGCCTGCGTCCACGCTGGCTGGTGATGCGGTGGCGTATGTCGTTGACGATCCGGACACGGTGTTCAAGGCTGCTGTTTGCTCGTCCGGAACAACGATGGCTTCGGGCGCGTATGCGCTGGTCGGAACCAACCTTGCTTGCATCGACAACACGGGCAACGTGAACACGGGCAATTCGAAGAACGCGATCCTCGCGCCTGCGGATACGCCTGTTAGCACGATCCTCCCGCTGCGTTGTGTGGGCGTGGTACCGGAGACTTCCATCTCGTATACGGCGACGGGTTCGTCCTCTGGCGTCACCCTGACCCTCACGGGTTCGGGCGCTCCGGCGGCGCTTCCGATTGGCACGAGCGTGGCTTACCGTGCATCGAACGGCCAGATCATTGAGACTGGTTCGTTTGTTGATACGGCGGCTGCGGCTGGCGATACGTCCATCACCCTGAACGCCGCGATTGCGGTGCCGGGTTCGGTGGTTGCTATCCCGGCTTCGTCCACTGTCATCTTCACGATCTACCGTGAGTTGTTGGTCAAACTGAACGTTCTGACCCACGGCTACTACAGTAGCGTCACTGCCTAAAGGAGTTCTGAGAAATGGCTATTTCACGCGCACAAATGCTGAAGGAACTCCTGCCGGGGCTTAACGCCCTTTTCGGCTTGGAGTACCAGAAGTACGAAGACGAGCATACGCTCATCTACGAAACCGAAAACTCCGAAAAGGCTTTCGAAGAGGAAGTCAAGTTGTCGGGCTTCGGCACGGCCCCGGTTAAGCCGGAAGGTCAGGCCATTGCCTACGACAACGCGCAGGAGGCTTGGACGGCTCGTTACAACCACGAGACGATTGCCATGGGCTTTTCGATCACTGAGGAGGCCATGGAGGACAACCTCTATGACCAACTCTCTGCTCGTTACACCAAGGCTCTCGCCCGTGGTATGGCGAACACCAAGCAGGTCAAGGCTGCGGCTCTTCTGAACAACGGCTTCACCACCTTCCAGTCGGGAGACGGTGTGACGCTGTTCAGCACGGCTCACCCCCTTGTCAACGGTGGCACCAATGCCAACCGTCCGACTGTGGGTGCGGACCTCAACGAAACGTCGCTGGAAGACGCAATCATTTCGATTGCAAACTTCGTGGACGAGCGCGGTCTTCTGATCGCTGCCCGTCCGCG